CAAGACCTTCAAAAAATTTCTTCAATCCTTCACCCATTTTTTTGAAACCATCTTCATTTTCATAATATTGCCTCAGTCCAGCAGATTGAATAGAAGCATATTCTCTTTTATTTTTTCTTTGCGCTTCAAATATTCCCTGACCAAACTGCTCAAATGTTTTCTTACCAGCGGCACCTTCTAGTGGAAATACACCTTCTTTCTTTCTACCTTCACCCATAACGGATAAAGTTGGTTGTGTAATAATACCACCTTTTTCAAATGGTGCTACTTCTGCTGATCCACCTTTTGATAAATCATTTGCAACACTACCACCTAAAAATGCCCATCCCAATGGTCCAGGGATTGCGCTACCAAGATTTAGTAATCCACCAAGAACATCACCTTTTGAGAAAGAATCCATTGCAAAACCAACACCAAGAGCAGTCTGTACTCCTGGTATCAGTCTTGCTGCTGCTTTTGCACCAGTTTTTGCTGCTACATTAGTTCCAATTTTTGCTGTTGCTTGTGCTCCTGCTCTGGCACCAGTTTTTCCAGCAACGCTTGCTCCAATTCTTGGTAATGCTCTGCCAAGTCCACGTTTAGTAACTGCTTGTGCTGCTTTTCCTAGTAGTCCTCCACCACCGCCGCCGCCCGCGCCTGCTCCTGGTGTCATAGAACCAATACCACCAATTGGTGTGGTCGTTCCAGATAAATCAGTTGATTGTTCTAATGAACTTTCCTCAGCAGCTGCTAATGCCCTATTCGCTGTTCTTTCCGTACTTGCTTTTTGAGCATTAGCAGCTTTAATTTGTGCCGATGTTTGTGCCTTTACAGCATCTACAAGACTTACAACAACTTTGGTTAAATCTTCAACAGACTTAACAATTTTTTCATCCCCCTTTGTAACACTAGTGCTAGCAGATGTAATACCAGCAGATGCTACACTTGCTGGAGCATCCATCTTTGTTTGTGATTTCTTTAAGAAATCTTTTCTTTCTTCGCTATTAAGATATCTACCCGTCTCTGGATGAACACCAGTCTGTGCTGCTTTAAAAAATGCTTCAGAATCTAATTTTTTAGGAGCAGCAGAAACTCCAGGCATATCTATAAAAGATCCGCCCTTATTTGCTGCAGATGGTTCATCTGGCATCCCATCAGATGGAGGAAGTCTTGGACCTCCTGGTGGTAAAGATAATTGTTGTTTAATAGTGATCTCACTCTTACCAGAACCAAGCATCTTAGAAACTGGAGCTCCAGCAAGCATATTTGGTGCCTTTGCGCCACTTAATGCTGCTTGATTTTTTCCAGAAAGTAATTTTTGTGATGCAGGTGATAATAATTTCTGTTTTGCTGGTGGAAGTGCTTTTTGTAATTCAGCTACTATTGCGGGCACCACCTCGTCTGGTGGTGCCTTTCTCTTTTTTAATTTTTGCAGCATATTCCACAAATCTTTGGCATTCTTCCAAAAATTATCTCCTGATACTGGTTCTGGTGTAAGAAAACCGTGTGCCATTAGTTTCTTGCTGCTTTTTGTTGTTCTTGTTTAACTTGTTCTAGATACTGCATCAGTAAAGTAGTATATACTTGCCTTTCCCAAGGCATCATATTTTCAATCTCAGTCAAGCTATATTTATGGTGCTGCATCAAAGCAAAATTAGTTTTATAGTACCCCTCCAAACTATTATGGAAGAGTGCTATCCGAAAAAATTGGTTAGTCCAGAAATTGTGTACTCAGATACTACACCAGTATTTGGATTTTTAAGACTAAAAGTATGTTCTAGAACTGGAATATCTTCAAAAAACTGACGTACTTGCTCAAACTGCTTGTTTGTTAGTCCTTCGATCCACTCAACAAATTCTTTTTTACTTGTTGTTGAACTGTCATATACGTCTTCACCATCAAATATTTGATCTACGCAATCTGCCATAGATTCAATGACACCATCTGCAGTGATAGGAGATCCAAGAATTGAAGTTTTTACAAAATCATTAAATGATGGATATTTCATAATCATACCCATTGTGTCACTGAGCATAATTTTGCTATCGTGACCCTCTGGTTTTGTTACTTTTACCTTTGTTAGATCTAAATTGTATTTTATTACTGTTTCTTCATCATCTTTGCAGGTAATGTTCATCTCAACAGTTTCGCCAACCGATACAGCACGAATATTCAAGAACATATACTCTAAATCAAAGATTGCTAAATCTTCCAATTTGATTTTCGTTTGAATACAACCCTTGAGCAAGTTTTTTACAGCATCTTCAACCTGTTTTTCGTCATTTGTTTCTAATGCCAGTAAAAGCAGTTTTTCCTCTTTTACAACAAATGGACGATATTTGATTTTTTTGCCAGATGACGGAATTTCCAACTCATACGTTGGAAGAACAACTTGTGGTAATGCCATTATACCTAAATCAGATCATAATAATATTTAGTGCGACTTTTTTAGCGATTTTTTGGCGAAAAATTTTTCCCAAATTTGCGTAAATCAAAAATGAATTAGGAAACCACCTTTTTAGAAACATCTGCTTGCTGCGAACTGTTATACATTCCACTAAGAGTTCCAGCAACTGAAGTGATGTTATTTGGAATTGTATAATGTCTAGCGTATGAAAACTGCGCTGATACTTTAGTAATCTGATTGCTTCCATACGCTAATGGGATGGCATCTATAGCATATGGATATACTTCTTCCAACACATATGTGATTGGAGCTCTTTGATTAGCAGCAGATGGTCCTTGCTCAGTTTTGCTGATCAACATTGTGCAGGTATACTGATTTTTATATTTTAATCTTATATTTCTGTTAGAAGCTCTAATTGTTGCTAATGATTGAACTTGAGACAATGAACTATTGTTTTGCTGATCACTCCATTCTTGACTACCTTTAGCAGCAGAAGTACTTCCACTAAATATCCAATCTACCCATTTATTCAAGAACTTCAGTGCAGATAAATTAGCATCCAACATAAATCCTAATTGCAATTCAGTGTATACTCTTGTGTGAGCATAACTTACAGTTCCACTACCTACATATATTCCAGTGTATTGACCCTGAGCAGTATTTGTGTTTGGTAACTGTGCCTCATCACAAAACAAGGACACGATTTCATCAAGATCCGTATATGTAACTGGTGGTCTTATAAACTTTACTTGAAAGTTATTGCTATATGACATTCCGCCATACTTAGCAATAGTATTAACAAACGTATTAATTGACACGCTAAATACCTATGTTGGTACAACTATATTTATGGCATACTCTGGGTTATACAAACCAGTCAATCCAGAAAAGTATCGTGGTAACCCAACTCGTGTTATCTATCGCTCGCTATGGGAACGAAAGTTCATGGTGTTCTGTGATAACAACTCATCGATTATAGAATGGGGTAGCGAGGAGGTAATCATTCCTTATCGTGCCCCAGATGGAAAAGTTAGACGCTACTATCCTGACTTCTATATCAAGGTTCGTGAAAAGGATGGCAAGATCGCTAAGTATATTATTGAAATCAAACCCAAAAGACAAACACTACCACCAAATGACAATAACAAAAAAACTGTTGCCTATCGTAATGCTGCACTAACCTTTGTAAAGAACCAAGCTAAATGGTCCGCCGCCCGTGAGTATTGTGAAGACAGGCAGATGAACTTCTTAATACTTACCGAAGACCACTTAGGAGTATAGCCATGGCACAAGGTTTCCAGGACATACAAAGAAACAAAGTTAATAAAGAACCAGGATATAAAACTCTGTTTGAAAAAGTAACAGCAAGAACTGGAGGAGAAAAGAAAAGTTATAGTTGGTATCGTGCTGCTGTTTTAGCAGAAGCTGGAAAATATAAGAAAAATTTTAAAAAGTATGTGTTAGATGAGAAGGGAGACAAGGGAGGTCATATTGAAGAACAAGACATTAATGAACTTAGAAAATTTACTGTAGATGGTCACCTCTATATGTTTGAATACATGGCAAAGATGAGATGGTTGCCATACTACGACAGATTTCCACTAGTATATGTAATTAAATCAACAAAAGAAGAATTCTGGGGCGCTAATCTACACTATCTACCTGTCAAAAAAAGAATACTTTGTGTCAAGAAATTGATGGATGGTAAAATTGACATACCTAAAGTATGTTTCCATAAATATCTACATAATCATGTCAAAGGCTTGTATATTGATCTTGCTTCTGAGGAATGGGATACTGCTATCCTCTTACCGACCGAAGATTTTGTCAAGGATGTGAATGGTGTCAAATTTCCTATCAATAAAGAAGAAGTTTGGAAAGAAACCAACGAAAAATATTATGATAAAATCACAGGTCATAGACTTATCAAAGGATACGGAACAAAACAAAGTAGGGAGATGAGTAAGTAATGCCATATCAACCAGGGCAAGATGCGTTGCCACCTCTGGGGGGTACACTATCTCCACAAGTTGGGTTCACAGATACTTCTGGAAAACCAGTCGTAGCACCATCAACGGCAGCGGCAAATTATACTGCCCAAAGTATTCAACAATCTACTAATGCACAAGAAAAAACAAATGTAGGAACACTTAAAGTAAAAGCATCAAAAGCTACGGCTTCAAATTTAGCTGGTGGAGCACTAAGATATCCACATGATAGTCCAATACATGTTGATGCAGATTATGTAGCTTTTGATTTTTATGAATATATTCCTCCATTCAAAAATGATGGGAGCACTACAGAAATTGGAGTAATTTCTCTAGACAAGTACAACGCTTCGGCAGATTCTCAATACAGTAAAACCACTTTACAATCAATCCTTCTTTATATGCCAGAAGATATCTCTACTGGTTTCAAAGCAAATTGGGTTGGAAAAAACTTTAGTAATGTTGGAGCTGGTGCTTTAAGAACTGCTGGCGGAACTGATATGGTGGCTAAATTAAAGAACTTTGGAGAAACTATAAACGAAGGCGCTAACAGATTTACGACTATTGCTGGGGCTCAAATAATATCTGCTGCTATAGGAAAAATTACTGGAGAAAGCGTATCTCTTGATGATGTTTTTAGTAGTACCCGTGGTGTTATTCTCAATCCAAATACAGAATTATTGTTCACTGGTTTAGATCTAAGAAATTTTTCTCTAAATTTTAAGTTAGTTCCAAGAAGTCCAAGTGAAGCAACCCAAGTAGAAGATATTATAAAAACTTTCAAGAGAGCTATGCTCCCTTATGCAAATTCTGGGGCAGACGATCTAAAAGAAAGTCCCTTTGGAACAGATTTCCAAGCTAGCTTTATCAAAGTTCCAGACTTGGTTCAAGTTACATTTATGCGTGGAGCACAAGTAAATAAAAATGTTCCACAATTCAAGATGTGTGCCCTTACGGGTGTTGATGTTAATTACACTCCAGATGGAGCATATGCAACAACTGAAGATGGTCGTATGGTTGCATATCAATTGACACTCAACTTCCAAGAAACTAAACTCATTCTAAGAGAAGATATAGACGCAGGATACTAAAATGTTTTTTTCAATCGTTCCTAATATCTCATATGATGAGAAACCAATCAGTTATCCGTTCTCAGAATCAGATTTTGTAACTGCGAAGAATTTCTTTCGTAGATATAAAGTCAATGATGAAATATTTTCTTATGTAGTATTCTTCACTAAGTATACTATTCTTGATGGAGAAAGACCAGATACATTGGCAAAGAAATTATATGGCAATCAATTTTATGATTGGGTAATTCTCTTAGCAAATAATATGGTCAATGCTCAATACGACTGGCCTATATCTAATTACACGTTGAGCAAAGTGTTAGAGAGAGAATTTGATGATCCATATGGAACGATCCATCACTACGAAACTTATGAATACGGTCCATATCCTATAGGACTACACGTAGATCAAACATTCTACAATAAAATACACAAACTAAACATTGATGGTCAAATTGTAACCAAAAATGGCAATGAGTTATGCAGACCAGTAACTATTATAGATCATTACACTGCAGAAAACGAAAAGAAAAGAGAAATATATTTGTTAAAACCAAGATACCTACGATCATTTGTTGATGATTTTAGAAAGCAAAATCTCTATAAGAAATCTGGTAACTATATTACTCAGCAGCTCAAAAAAACTGGTTGAACTTTTTTGATAAAAAAATTGGCGGAAAATTTTTTCCCCCGCCAATGAAATCAGTTTTTGATTTTAGTCTCAGTCTTCCTCAGCAAGACGAGCAAAGTAGGACAGCGCATCGTCATCATCTACAACTGCTTCTGCCTTGACAGGACTAGGAACAGCACTCACACGAGAACGAAA